GCCGGGGCGTCGTTACCCCGCCCTTTCGCCCCGCCGTTCACCCAATCCGCGCCTTGTCGTACCTGCAAACGGCCATGGCTTGCCGTGTCACACTCTTTTCCTGTTACGCCTCGTCACCTATTGGCGCGGCCGTAAAACGCGCCGCGATCAATCGGCGACACAGCGTGGTGCAATCCGTTGACAAAGCCGGCTTACCCGGCTTGTCGGATACTCTCTTTTGTGCTATCCATAAGTGAGATTAACGATAGACTAGAGGCATGCGACATGACCGAAACACGCTTTGCGGGCCGCGATTTACCGCCTGAAACGCTCGACTTTTTCGCCCTCCGTGAAGGTGTCGTTCACTGGGCTAGTGGACCATCCAAGTCACAGAACTTTCGCAATCGCCGCGCGCCATGGGGCGCGCAAGCCGGCGGGCGGGCCGTGTTCGGTCGCGGGCGGCTTGTCACTTTTGCGCGTTGTGCGCTTCTAACCACTGACCTGGCGTTTGCCCTGTCCCATGGCGGCGAATGGCCGTGGCAAGTTGGAGCCGGGCCGCAACACGACGGCAGCAACACGGCTGAAGCCGTGGCCTGGCGCGCGCTCATTCAATCACGCATGGCGCTAGACGGCGGCGCGGTTGTTTGGCGAGTTGACCGTGGCAAGGCGTCGGACGGTGCGCCGCAATACCCGGCCGGCTCTGTTGTCGCAGGCTATCCACTTTCCGGCTTTCGCGGTCGTATGCTGTCAACCGGCGGAATGGGGTTCCTCGCGTGCGACGTGGTTAACGTGCTGAAAAATAACGCTTTTCCGTTCGAGTGGGACTAGGGCGAAAAATTTTGAAAATTTTTGTTGACAGCCGTTTCGCCTAGTCTTATGTTGTAACCATCGAAACGACGCAAACAGGGGTTGACAATGCACAAGTACGACGTAGAGCTGACCGATACGTTCGGAGGCGAGGCCAACTATTGTTGGGTGAAGCGTGCAACGATCACGATGCCCGACATGACGCATTACGGATACGACGGAGGCACGAATTATTGCGCGATCCGTCCGATTTACGAACGCGAGCTGATGCGTCGCGCCAAGGCCGCCGTTGGGCTGACCGGGATGCGCGGGGTCAAAACCGAACACGGCGACACAATCGAGTTTCGTCCGCACCGCGCGGCCATGGTCATGTTTATCAGTTGGCACGACGGCGCTGACGATTGAAGCCGAAACGCCCTAGCGGGCGTCGCGGGACCGCTGGCCTAGTCCCGCCTGATGATGGCAGGTCACAAGGAAAGGAACAGGCCCATGTTTGGTCAGTATTCATCTCAGTTCGTCGGGCGCAAGACGAAGCGCGACATGGTGGCAGGGGCAGAACGCCGCCACCCGGACGGCACAATTCTGGACGCCCACAGGGTTGCGAACAACACGCTCGCCTATCGCGTGCCGGAAAGCGGAATGTCTTTTGTCGCATTGCATGACACGGATATTCTGGCATGGGCTCCCGACACGGTCATTGCTATCGACACGGGCGGGTTCAACACGCTCACGACGCGCGCCCGCCTGAACGAGTTCGGCGGGCCGCTCGGGGTCCGGGTTCACACGGCGAAAGGCGTCTTGCACGTCAACGGCGTGCCATGCCACCGCCGCGCATGGGTTTACCCTGACGGCAAGGTGAAAACCGACATGAACGAGAAGAACCTCGACCGGCTCCGCTCTGAACTCGACCGCTTCATGGCCGAATGGAAGCGCAAAGGCTTGCCGGCCGATGGCGCGGGAGACCCCTGGATCATCTCTGACAGCATCTCGGAAGAAACCATGTTGGATTGGGTGCGCTCGCGGTATGTGTTCCGGTCGTTTGCGGCCATGGCTTTCCGGTTTTCGGGCCTTACGGAATACGGCGCGGCCATGTGGCTGCACGACATTGACCGGAACGGCGGGAAGCTCGACGCCCGCGCGCTCGGCAAGATCCGCCGCTTCGCCCGCCGTCACATGGGCCTTGCGTGATCTGCGAAACGCGGGGGCGCTCCCCCGCGTCCTACGGCGAAGCCGCCCTCGACCGTGGCTGACGAGCACGGGGCGGCAGAAGGAGAAAGCGGCATGTCGAAGACGATCAACGCGGCGCGTCTGCGCGCCTTGAAAGCCTGCTCTGCGCAGGTTGAGAGGTTCGTCAACTTGTTCGGCGAGGGAGATATGGAACCGACGCTCGCACTATGTGTTGAGCATGCGCCCACGTTTGACTGGGATTGGGCGCGTAAGCTCTTGTCAGCCCCCGCCCGACGCGCCTACGACGAGGCCACGATCCCCGCCCGACGCGCCTACAGCGAGGCCACGGTCACCACCTGGCGCGCCTACAGCGAGGCCACGGTCACCGCCCGACGCGCCTACGACGAGGCCACGATCCCCGCCCGACGCGCCTACGACGAGGCCCTGGCCACCGCTTGGTTTGCGGCTTGGCAGAATAGTTGACGCGAAACGCGGGGCAAGCCCCCGTGTCCTACGGCGAAGCCGCCCTCGACCGTGGCTGATGAGCACGGGGCGGCAGAAGGAGAAAGCGGCATGTCGAAGACGATCAACGCCGCGCGCCTGCGCGTCCTGGGAGCCTGCCCCCCGCAGGTCGAGGAGTTCGTCCGCCTGTTCGGCGAGAAGGATATGGAACCGACGCTTGCGCTCTGTGTCGAGCATGCGTCTGTGTTCGACTGGAGTTGGGCGCGGCATCTCTTGTCGGCCACCGCCCGGCGCGCCTACGACGAGGCCACGGCCCCCGCCGAGCGCGCCTACAGCGAGGCCACGGCCACCGCCCGGCGCGCCTACGACGAGGCCACGGCCACCGCCCAGCGCGCCTACAACGAGGCCACGGTCACCGCCTGGCGCGCCCACAACGAGGCCACGGCCCCCGCCTGGTTTGCGGCCTGGCAGAACGATTGATGCGAAACACGGGGCGAGCCCCCGTGTCCTACGGCGAAGCCGCCCTCGACCGTGGCTGACGAGCACGGGGCGGCATAAGGAGGAAGCGGCATGCGCTGGATCGTTGCGGCCTTCGTGCTCGCGGTCGGGCTTTGGTGGATCGCCTCGTCCGACGAGGAGGCCATGCGCGCCTGCCAGGAGCGCCACAGCTTCGACACCTGCCATTACGCCCTTCATCGTTGACAGGGCCAGCGGAAACGCATAATCTTCTATGCGAAAGGAGAACGTCTCATGTTGAACGTGAAGCAGATTGCGGAGCAGGCGGCCGGCGAGTTCGGCCTGTCTCTGAAAGATGATCCGACCGCGTGGGCAGACGCCGCCACGGTGACGCCCGCTGAAGTGGTCCGGCAATGCAACGAAGCCGCCCGCGAGAACGCCCGGTCTGTGCTTTCCCGCGCACTCGGGAAGGTCTCGGAACTTATCGCCACGGAGATGGACGTGGCGATCTCGGAAGACGGCCCGCTCGCCGATCTGTCGGCCGTGCTGGCGCAGCACGTCGAAGGGCTGGACGTTGACTTGTCCGGCGTCGAAGCGGCGGCGGACTGGCAGGGCCGGGTTGACGCCTTGCGCGAAGCTCTCGGCCTGGCGGTTCACGGCCACCCCGTGCCGCCGGTCAGCATCGCGGACGTGCTGGCTTATGCCAACGAAGACCCCCGGCTCCACGTGCCGGGGCTGCGGAAGGGAATCGCGGCGATTGCCGAGCCTGCCGCACTGAAAGATGAGGAAGTCCCGGCGTTTCTCCGGCGCGGAATGGCTGCGGCCGAGCCCGCCGGGGATGCGTGGGATGATCCCGCCACGGACGAGGAAGCCAAGCTGCACGAAATCCACGGACCGGAAACGGCCGACTGGGATGACGAACCGGCTCCGGCCGCCACACCGGCCCGCCAGCGGGCAGCGGCAGCGCCACACGGACAGGTGCCGGAGCTTGTGCGGATCGTCGTTGCCGCCGGCATCACGGACACAGAAATGGCCGGCATCCTCGGGGTGTCGAAGTCCTATTACTCGCTGATCCGTAACGGCAAGCGCCCGTGGCCTGGGCTGAAGCCCGACCAAGCGAAGGCCCTGCGGGCGGAAGTTGACGCCCGCACCGAAGCCCTGGCCGCAGTGCGTGACGCGCTTAATGACGGCGCTGCGCTAAGGCCAGACGGCGCGTGATGACGATGACGATGACGATGACGAAACGGCCTTTCCACCACGTCATCACTCTGGACCTGCCGCTCCCGCCGTCTGTGAACCAAGCGTTCGCGGCGCGGCGGGGGTCACATCTCACCATGAAGACGGCGGCCTATCGGTTCTGGCTCCGTCAGATTGAAGAGCTTCACGGTAAGGGTGACAGCCTGCCGTGGCTCGGGGGCCGGCCTTATGGCCTGTGGATTGACCTGGCTCCGAACGTGCGGGGCGACATCGACAACCGCGTGAAGCTCTTGTCGGACATCCTGAAGCGCCCGGACAAGCCGGGGCAACACGGGCTCGGGGTTGTCGTGGACGACAAGGAGATGTGGGGGCTGCACGTTGAACTGTGCGAAGGGATCGCGCGGGATAAGTGCCGGGCAACCGTGGCGGAGATGGGCACATGGCCCGGCTATGTGTGCATGAGGATGGGTGCATGACGACGCAAAAGCACGACGGGCGCGCGGTCGCACAAACCGCCAACCAAGTAGGACCGAAGTGCCCGGCGTGCGGCGCGAGCACGAGCCGTGTGACAGACAGCCGCAGCCACTCCGGCGCGCGCTTCAGGCGCAGGGTGTGTCGCATCTGCGCGAACGGTTACTTCACGGTCGAGCAGGTGATTGACAACAGCATGTTCGCCGTCGTCTGCAAGGGCGAAGATTTCAGGACGCTGACAGATGACTGAGAAACTTGAACAGTACCAAATCGAAGGCGCAGCGTTTCTCGCGGCAAACTATCGCGCGTCGATCTTCGACGAGCCGGGGCTTGGCAAGACTGCACAGGCGATCCGCGCCCGCGAACTGGTCAAGGCTGAACGGTCCATCGTGATCTGTCCGGCTGGTGTCCGTCAGGTCTGGCCGTATCAGATCAGGCTGTGGGGCCGCGACAACGCCCGCGTTGTGAAGGCGGACAGCGTGTTTGACCTGGTCGCGTGGCAGCGCGGCAAGGTGGACGTGCTCGTGATGAGTTACGAGCAGGCGGTCAACTGGGCCAGCGACATCGCGTCCGATTACTTCGACGCGCTGATCATCGACGAAAGCCACTACCTGAAGAACCCCGAGGCGAAACGGACCAAGGCCATCGTCGGGAACAAGGGTGACGGCGTCGGCGGCATCGCCGGCTTTGCCTCGCACGTCTGGTGCCTCACCGGAACCCCGATCAAGAACGACCCCGCCGACCTGTGGGTTCCGCTTCGCTTGGCGGGCCAGACCCGGCTCGACTTCACGGCGTTCCAGAAGCGGTTCTTCAAGCAGCGGGTTGGCACGTTCAGCGTGTCCAATTCTGTGCGCAAGGAGGCGCTGCCAGAGCTTCAGGCAATGCTTCGCGATATGTCCATGATGCGGACGTTTGACGACGTGGGGTCGTCGCTCCCGCCCATCCGTCTAGACGTATTGCCGGTGGATGGCGACAGCCGCCCCGTCGTCGAGTACCTGAAGCAGTATCCGGGCCTGTCCGAGCGCATCATCCAGAGCATCGAGACCGAGGGCCGGCTGGCCTTCGACGACGGCACCCACATCGCCACGCTCCGCGCGCTGATCGCCGAGGCCAAGGCCCCCGGCTACGCCAGGCTCATCACCGAGGAACTGAAGTCCGGCACCATCGACAAGCTCGTCATCATGGCGCACCACCGCCGGGCGATCCAGCTTGTCGCCGAGCACCTGAACCAGCACGGCATCCGGGCCGAGATGATCGTCGGCGGGACGAGCGAACGCCAACGGGAGTTGACCGTGCGCTCGTTCCAAGACGACCCGAAGGGCGTCCGCGTGATCGTCGGCAACATCACGGCCGCTGGCACGGGCCTGACCATGACGGCGGCCTGCCGCCTCGACATGCTCGAAAGTTCGTGGACCCCGGCCGACAACGTCCAAGCCGTGCGCCGCATCCGGCGCAAGGGCCAGACCCGCCCGACCCTCGCGCGCTTCGTCATGCTGAACAATAGCTTCGACGACAGCGTGGCGAAAATCGTGACCCGCAAAGCAAACACCATCGTCTCAATCACCACGAAGGACAACCTTCACGAGGCCATGGCGACGAAGGATTGAAAATATGCAACAACTCAACGTAGTGCAGTTGGCGGTTAAGTACTCATACCGCCTTGTCGCACAGCCGGAAGTGTTGAAGGTGCGCACGCCAAGCACGAGGCTTCAGCGCCTGGCCTACTGGCTCGGACAAAAAGTGAAGCTGTTCGAGTTCTACACGCCGATGCTCCGCGTCACCGAAACGCGCAGCATCCGGCTTGAAAAGTCGGCGCGCGAGACGATCGAGCGGGCTGTGATAGACTTCATGAACGACGATCCACGGATCAACCCGGAGCGTGACCTGGTCATCCTGTGGGGCCACGATGAGTTCGCCGAGTTTGTCCGCAACCCGGAGAACATGCGCACCGACATGATGTTCTGCCGGGATGACGGCCGCCGCTATCATGGCATCGGCATTCGTCTTGTTCACTACATCTCGGGTCCGCTGGTCTTGCGCCGCGCCGACCTGGCCTGAATTTTCGGCTTGACCGCGCTGGCCGAAACGCATAGAAACATATGCGCGGTATCACCGCATCAACGGAGACGAACATGAAGATCACCTTGAACATCGAGACGAACGATCCCGCCGACCTGAGCCGCATTGCCGCCGCTCTGAACGGCGAGGCCGTGACCGTCACGACCACGAAGCCGGCGACGACCCGCTCCACCAAGGCGGCTGAAAGCCCTACGCCAGCCCCCGCTGCCGCCACTACGGCGGCGGCCCCTGTCCAGACTGGTGCATCCGCATCGGCGGAGACTGCGACGGCATCCCCTTCTGAGCAGGCAGCGGTTCCGACCGAAGCCGATCTGATTGCGGCCGGCAACGCGGCGGTTGCGAAGGTTGGCAACGGCGGCCCGGACAAAGTCAAGAAGTACATCGCCGAGAAGTTCCAGAAGGCAGACGGCTCGCCTGGAACGCTGAAGCTGACCGCTGAGAACCAGCGCGCCAAGCTGCTCGCCGATCTCCAGGCCATTGGCCGGGGCGAGATCGCGCTGTAAGGCGTGATGCCGGGCGCGGGGACTGGGGCCTGCAAAGCCTGAACACTCGCGCCGACAGGCACACCTGCAACCACGAATGAAGGATCACTGACATGCCTGAACAAGAACAGAACTCCGGGGCTGACCACCCAGTGGCTGAACAGCCGGCCCCCGCCCCTGAGCAGCCCGCGCCTGCGCCCGCTCCAGAGGCCCCCACGCGGGTGCTCGAAGAGCCCGCCAAACCTGCGCTTCCGCCGAACCCCGTGGCATCGCTGCGCCAGGCTTTCCGCGACCTGGCGGCGCTGGTCGGCCAGGCCAAGGCTGACTTCATCCTCGCCGAGTTCTACGGCGTGACCAGCCCGGACGCGCTGCGCGCGGCCGATCTGCTCGACGCCATCGACAAGCTCTACGAGGCCGCGTGATGGAACAGCCGACCGTCAAGCAACACCTGACGTTCGGCGGCTCCACGGCGCACCGCTGGCTCCGCTGCCCCGGCAGCGCCCGGCTGTGCGCCACGCTGCCGCCGCAGGCCGAGAACGAACACATGGCGGCCGGCACCCGCGCGCACGCGCTGTTCGAGATGGCGGTGCGCGAGCGCCGCGAGACCGTCTTGGACTTCGCAGGCGAGGCGCTTCAGCCTGGCTGGCCGGAGTTCGAGGCCGACGATGTCGAGGCGGTGCAAGTCGCGCTCGACCATGTCAACGACATCCTGAACAAGCACCCCGACGCCACCTACTGGGTCGAGCGCATGTTCACTCTCGGCGACGATGTCGGCGGTTCCGCCGACGTTGTGATCTACATTCCGTCGCTGAAGCTGCTGATCGTGATTGACTACAAGCACGGCCGGGGCAAGTA